TGTTGCTGATTCAGTGATGTAACGCTTGGTGTTTTCTAGAACAACACCCATGTTCTTGCGCTTAGTACCTTCAAGACCCTCTAGGAGGGCATCTTTTGTTTCGTCCCAGCGACTTTCAAATAAATTAGACATTTTTTTCGTCTCCTAATAAAATATATTTTATTGTAAACCAGCTAAACGCTTGATTTCAATGATTTTGCCCTCATCGGCATCTTGCTTGGTTTCTTTTTTATTACCAGTTACTTCTTTAGTTTCAGCTAAAATCTTGTTTGTAGTTTTAGCGTCATTCTTAAGAACTGCTGGCAAATACTTATTGAATGATGTTTCTAAACGATCAGTTTGAACGTTTTCTAGTAATGTTGACATTACTTCTTTCTGATCTTTGTTTAGAGGAGCCATCATTTCAGATAACTTTGTATCGCGGGCAATGCGATTCTTGATTTTACGAATCTCTGCATCTTTGCTTTCAACAATTGTTGATTTATCTTCAAGTGCTTCTTGTGCTTCAGCTAGTTGAGATTTAATTTCTTCAACTTGCTTCTGCAAATCTTTGATATTTGCATTTTCATTTAAGTGTGATGTAGCAAACTCTGCCGCAAAAGTTTCAAAAATCTTGCGTCCAAAGTTATTTTGACGAGCACTGTCAATATCTTCTTTAAGTTGAGTTAATTCGTTGTCGAGGTTCTTAGTTACTGATTCTTTAACTAATTTGCTTGCACGGTCAATAAACTTAGACTTTAGCATTTCAATTTGCTTCTTGCCTTCTGCTACTAACTTAACTTTTGCTTCAACAACTTCTTTCTTATCCTTATGGAATTCAGAAATTTCTTCAGCTAGTGCATTAACAACAAACTTTTGTAGTTTGTCTAGTGTTTCTGCTTGTGCTTTGCGATCTTCGTTTAGTTCAGCCAATTCAGCTTCTAACTGCTCAGCCATGAAACTTTCAAATGCTTTTGTCTTATCAGACATTGTAGCATTGAACTTAACACGATCTTCCTCAAGCGCCTTGCGTTCTGCCGCAACTTGCTCAATTTCCTTAGTTAAACCTTCGGTAACCATTTTATCTAGAGCCTCAACCATTGTTTCTTTGTCATGCTCATAACGGCGTGAAAATTCTTCACGTAGTTCACTGCGAATCTCTTCACGAGTTTCAGTTACATGGGCTTCCCATGCTTCTTGAATTTCTGCACGAGTTTCTTCGTTTACAATGCCGCTTTCAAGCAATGGTTTGAGTGCATCAAACATATCGGTCAACTCCTAAGTTTAAGTTCTTTGATTAGGCGTAAAGCCTCATCTTTTAAATATTTTTGCACACGACTATTTTCTTGCGCTTCTGCAGCAATTCCAAGTACTTGATGTCCACCTCTCATGTTCAACAAGCCTTCATAAATTGCAGTTGGGTATGCATTTGGCGCACTAGGTTGTGCAACTACGTCTACTGTGACGATCTCGAAATCACTGACCTCTCCGGTCGATTCGTTGACATTGCCGCTACCGCGACTTGATACTCCCAGCTTGACACCGCTATCTAGCATAGTGCGTACCAGTTGACCCATCGGTGTTGGGAGTATTTTTAATTTACCATAACCATTCGGACCGTCCATCCACATTTCTGTAATCATGTGGCAAACACGATCAAGGTTAATTTTCAGATCGTCTGGATGGTCTACTTCTCCTAATACAGAGTTGCCTTCCGTAATCTGTTCGTTTAACGTTGACACTGCTTTTGTAATTTCATTTACTGGATAAACTCTTTGGTTTGCGTTTTTGACGCCACCTTGAATACAAATGCCTTTAAGGAATAAATCCTTGCCATCATTTGTACTTTCTGTAACCATGCGAGCTTGATCAAATGTCAAGTTCTCTTTTAGATATACTGAAGTCATTCTATATTATCCTTGTAATATTAAACCTTCTTCATATCAGGTTTAGTTGTGCCACCCATGTCTTGTGCTTTTGGTGCAGGTGCGCCTTTTTCTTCAGCACTGCTAGCATTTTTAATGCCACCTTTGCCACTCTTAGCAACAGTTGATTTTGCATTGTCATCAGCGCCACCTTTTGGTGCAGGTGCTTTTTCTGTGTACTCAACAATCTCTTCTGCTTCTTCGATTTCTTCAGCGTCTTCAGCAACTTCTTCATCAGCATCTTCAAATGTTACTGACTCATCTGCCTCTTCTGCTTCTTCTTCAGCCTCATCTTCGCCTTCTTCATCAGCGTCAACAAGAGCAGCGAATTCTGCTTTTAGAGCTTCCATCTCATCTTCAAGTTCGATTACACGGTTTTCCATGTCTTCGTCTGCTTCTGGATCTTCAGCTGGTTCATCCATGTCCATTTCGTCTGCCATATCATCAGCGGCATCTTCCATGTCATCATCTTCTTCACTGATACCTTCTTCGTCAGCTTGAATTTCATCGATGAAATCTTCTACTTCATCTTCACTAGTTTCTTCTACGTCTGCCTCATCAACTAGGTCTTCGCTAGTGATTAGGTTCTCGTAGATTTCACGAGAACTTTCAATCACGATTTCGTGAAATAGTTCACTCGCTTTATCTTCTTCTTCATTGACAATTAGGTCAATAAGTTGTTTCCATTTATCACTCATTTTCTTCAGACTCCTATTAGGATAGTTATTATGGTAATAGTATTTACATAATTGTAATATAAAGGGTAGAAAAAAAGGCGAAAAAGTAGCACTTTTAAGGCCTTTTTTGGAGATATATAGAATATTATCCGAAAAGTTCTTTATTCTGAA